ACGAGATTGTGTTCTCTCTGATTAAATAATCAACGGAGGCTATATGTGGAAGAAAGCGGTAGAGAAATGGAAAAGTTTAGACGGGAAGGTGCAAATCATAATCGCTGTGGTCGCGGTATTCTTTTTACTTGCCTTATTCTTTGGCTCTCCTGTACCGGATGTTCAACGCTAAAGAAGTCAGCGATAGTCGCAACAGGGACAGCGATAGGTGCTACTGCGGCATCTGCACTCAGTGGGGGTGCGCTTGCACCAGTGGTGATGGGAGCCACGACCAGTGCCTTTGTGACAGATGCGGTGATAGAGGTGACGGATACGACCCCGACTACACAGGTGATAAACAAGGCTCCTGATAACTTCTTCACTCTTATAGGTAAACTTATAAATCTTGGAGGTTGGGCATTAATATTAGTATTGGTAGTGCCGATGGTTTTAGGTTGGATATTACCCGGTCCTTTAGAAAGAAAGGGAAAGAAAAATGGCTCGTAGCATTAAGTTAGAATATCAGCGCTATGGTTCCAAACCGGAACAAAAGAAGAATAGGGCTGCCCGTAATACAGCTAGACGAAGACTAATTAAAGCCGGGGTAAAAAAGAAGGGGGATGGAAAGGATGTTCATCATAAAGATGGAAACCCAAGAAATAATTCCCCAAGTAATTTAACAGTGTCTAGTAGAGCGAGCAATAGAAACAAAAGTCCCGGTAGGCCTAAAGGAAAAAAAGACAGCACACCAAGGAGAAAACGTGGCAAAAAAAAGTAAGTTTGCAACAATCTGGACTGACCTGATGAGTCGTCGAGTCGAGGGTTTGTTTGATCAAGGTGGAACTATCGTGGAAGCGTCTCGTTTAATGGGTATTAATCGGTCCACTTTTCACAGATGGGCAAAGAGCGCAGATAAAGAAAAGCAGAATTTTAGAGAGGTTGTTGAGATCGGAAAGGAAGCGTCAGAAGCTTGGTGGATTCGACAGGGTAGAGAGAATCTTGACACAAGAGGTTTTAATCATGGCCTCTGGTTAATGAATATGGTTAATCGTTTTGGTTGGACTTCTTCTCATAGCCGAAAAGAAGAGAAAAAGGAAGTTGCTCATTCGGGAACTGTCGAGGTTAAGAAGAAAGTAGATGTGGACGCTATTCTTGAAAAGGCTATTAACATGGGCATAAAAGAAATGGAAAAGAGCATTCATTAGGGGGCGTAATGATTTCGACAGGAACAAAGGTTAACTCACTTTCTGGACAGGGGTTTGATTCCCCTCGCCTCCACCAAAGGGTTATTATGAATATAGGAGTATATTAACATGGCATACGGACAGGGAATGGGTGGGGGACCAGACTCTTCTGGGGTTGAAGGATTAGGGGCTGATGCTTTTGGTGGCGGAAATACGAACAATGGCGCTGACGGTGGCGCTGATCCAACTGCTAGTTTTGATTCTTCAAATGCAATTGATGGAATGGCTAATGCTTTAGATAATGCCGCAAATGCTATTCAAGGTCCAGCAACACCCAGCAACCAAGACCCTTCGGGCCTTGGTTATGGCAGTGGTCTGGATGTCACTGCACCAGCCATGATGGGCGAAGACCCTTCGGGCCTTGGTTTTGGTGGTTATGGTAGCGGCCTGAACAATGCTTCACCTTCCGTAAGTTTAGATAGTCTTAGCGATCAACCCTCTTTAGGCGAGCTTTCTGCGGCTATAGGAGTTGACCCATCTACTCTTGGGTCTGTTAATCCTTCAGATGACCCTTCAGGACTTGGTTACGGCAGTGGCCTGAACCTCGCTACAGTTGAGCAAGAATCCCCGGGTCAAAAGGCTGCCGCCTTTCTTGATGACTTTAATCAAGGAATGCAGTTTGACCCGTCAGCGGCCCCTGTAGGTGTAGGCACAAATCAGAATGCAGTAGAAGCAGCTTTCAACGAAGCCCAAAAAGCCGAACAGGAACAGGCGGCCTACGAAGCATGGGTGATGGACACCTATAGTCCCCCCACGACTGTAGGAGGGCCCCAAGTTGGAGCGTGGAATAACCCAAATACTGCTTGGGAAAATCCTAATAATCCTTTAGATACTGTTGAAAATACAATGCGCTCCCCCGCTCCCGGATTAGCATTTGGTGTTAATTCTGTCGAAGAAGCGATGCGCTCCCCAACACCCGGATTAGCATATGGTGTTAATTCAGTGGAAGAAGCAATGCGATCTCCTGCTCCTGCTTATGCAGCTTGGCAAAATCCTAACACTGTATATTCCCCCTTAGAGAATCCTAATTATCCAGCTTGGGAGAATCCCAATACTGCCTATTCTCCTATAGAGGCCCCTAATTATCCAGCTTGGGAGAACCCCAATACTACGGATACCACACCCGCTCCTAAATACGGGCCCAAGAAGAGTGAAGAAATGTATCCCGGTCACGCTAAGAAAGCAGCGATGGCTGGAGTTGCGAGTATTAAATCAATGTTTGATGGCTCCCATCAAAGTTGGATTGATGATATCAATGAGGATATGGAAAACCGTGGTATTGCGTTATCACATACGCTAGACGGTAAAGCCCCCAATGGAATCCCGTTTGGTCAGGAGGGAACAAACTTATCAGGCAAGCATTCTGCTGCTAATTGGGGAGAATATGACGCCATGTTTTCTCCTAACGAAAACGGTGTTCCAGTAGATGAGAATGGAATTGCTATGCCGGGGACCGAGAAACAGGCTCAAGCAGGATTGGGTGGTGTTCTCCAAGGGTTATGGGGCGGCATGTTAAGCGGGTTAGCCGGATCAACCACAAGTGGTGTGGTAGACCAGACTGCTAATGAAAATATACCGGCCAATATAAAACAAGAACCAACTGGCCCGGGAGACGCTGAAGGCCCAGAGTATCCTCTTGACATAATGCGATCTATATATCCTTGGGCTGAGTCGTTGCCTGATTCCGTTCTTTTTAATGCCATTAGGTATCCGGATTATTTAAGGCTTCTTATAGAAGCTGACGCATCTGGAACAGAACTTCCATTGGTAGTTCCTAAATGGATATTAGACGGGGAATCCGCTCCAGTAACATCCACTAATACATCTACATCTACATCCACGGGTACTAACTGGATTACAAATCATCCTGCTATGCAGATACAAAAACCGCCCCCGGGTTGGGGTGTTCCAACTTGGTAATTTAATATGCCTATTAAAAAAGTTAAAGGCGGTTATAGGTGGGGAAGCAAAGGAAAGGTTTATAAATCTAGACAGGGCGCAGAAAGACAGGCTCGTGCAGCTTATGCCTCTGGATACAAGAAAAAGAAGTAGGGTGCTGGTGTGTTGCCTGTTATAGCAAATAGCGTCAGACATAAGAATAATAATGCCGATGCTGCACAAAAATTTGCTGAATGGGCGCACACTGCGCCCTTTGAACTTGTTCTGCTGGCATATGCTGATTGCCATGATGATCCTAATATTGACGATTCTTTCATTAGGACTCTGGGTCAGTTGGACCGTTTTTATCTTGGTGTCTTTTTGTGTAACCGCCATGATATGGTTCATCCGTGGATTTATGAAAGATGCAGGGAAGTAGAGTCTTCCCCAGATAGCCATTTAGATTTATGGGCGCGGTTTCATTATAAAAGTTCAATCATTACTTTTTTGGGCACTATTCAGGAAATCTTGTGTAACCCTGATATAACAATAGGATTGTTATCGTATTCCGCTAGACAGGCAAAACCGTTTTTACGCCAGATAATGCAGGAATTCGATTCTAATGAAAAGCTTAAACAACTCTATCCTGATATCCTCTGGAATAAGCCCAGACTTGAGGCCCCCAAATGGGCTGAGAACGAGGGTATATGTGTTAGGAGATTTGCTAACCCGAAGGAACAAACTATTGAGGCTCACGGACTTGTGGATGGTCAGCCTACTGGACGACATTTTGATCTTATTATTTATGACGACGTAGTTGTTCAAGATGCTGTTAACACGCCAGAGCAAATAGCAAAGACAACGCTCTCTTGGGAATTGTCATTAAACTTGGGGTCAACCCATAACCCTCGTTATCAATATGCTGGTACTCGATATTCTTATGGGGACACTTATGGGACCATCCTTCAGAGGGCTGCGGTAAAACCAAGAATACATCCTGCTACTGTAGATGGAAAAATGGAAGGAGAGCCT